GCTGGTATTCATTGACCAACTCAGCCTTGATGATGCCGGGCGTGACGATCGCCTGACCGGGGCCGAACTTGGTGCCATCGTCGGCGAGTTTCGAGCGCGGAAATTTGCTAGTGATTGAGTGTTTCTGATTGCGCAACACTTTGGCGAGCGTCGCCAGGGTCGTCACCAGCTCATAGGCGTCATCGCTCTGGCTATAAAGATTGAACTGGTACGTTGTTTGTTCGCGCAAGATCTTCGGTTGCCGATCCGCGCCGGCGTCCTGGATCGCCAAGCCATTGCTGGCCAGCGAATTCAGCTCCTCCCAATCGAATCGATCTTCGACCGGCGCCAGCTTGATGTTGTTCAGCGACAAGGTTTGCAGCGGCCGTGCCGGATCATTGATCAGGGCGCGCTGCGCCTTGGCCGCATAGGCGGCGGCAACTTCGAACGCCGGCGATGGCATAGTTTGCTCCATCGCCATGATCGACTCGACGCCGCTGTTGTTGGTGGCACCGAACGTAATCAGAGCGCCATAGAGTCCGCGCTTGGCGGAAAAGACATGGCCGAACTGTTCACGCATCCAGCCCCAGCGACCTTGATCAGTGAAGCCATATTCCTGGTCCCACAGGAACAAGGAATTCGAGTCGGTATACGGCATCGCTACGTATTCGAAGTCGAGCTTCGAAATGTTGGTGACGGCCGTTGCCATGTCGGGCACGCCGACGCCGCCGGTTAACAAGCCAGTCGCCGGCAGGGTGATGCCAAGACCAGGCGGCGTGACTTCTGAGCCGAGGGTGCCGTAATAATTCATTCCGACGGCGATCTCGTTGCCGTTGACGCCCTTAAAGGTAGACGTCAGCGTCACCACGCCTAAAGTCGCATGCGCGGTGATTGGCAGCGCCGGATTGCCGTCCTCGTAATAAGTCGTGATCGCGTCGACGATCGCCGAGGCGATGGTGTCGACGGTGTCGGTCGTCATGATGTTAACCGGGATATGACTGCCGGCGATGTACAGGTGAAGCGTCCCGGCCTGTGTCGGCGCTGCGGTGACGGTGATCGTGCCGGTCGCCGCCGAACCTCCCGTCGGCTCGGACAGCGGCAGAGCCCACACCTCATTTGCGAAATTGTTTTTGTAATAACTTTGAAACATACGGCTGAGCTCCGAGCCGATACCAAAGAACTGATCGGCGAGCGATTGCCGGCCGATCGGCACCGGCACGTTCGGCGTCGCCGTGCCGCCGGCAAGCATGGTGCCGACCATCAGCGCTTTGAGATTGATCGACGGCAGGCCAGCCATCGATGGATCGACCTCGACCCAATACAATGGAATCTTTATGTTGGCCGGAATGTTGGAAAAACTGATCGGCATGGTGATGCCTCCTTTATTTGTTTGCTGCAGTTACTCCGCCGATCGATGCTGCGGCGATGGTCTGCCTTTCGGCTCGGATTTTGCTTCCTGCTTTTCCTCGAGCGTGACATCGCCATCGCGCAAGCGCTTGCGCGTGAAATTGTCATCCGGCCATTCGAGACCGCCTTCGGCGCGGAATTTGCCGGCCTTCGGATGCTTCAGCAACCGGCGCATGATGTCGTCCTTGGGCACGACGCGCACACCGGGGCGATGGCGCAACGAGTTCAAGAACTGGGTACGTTCGCGCATGTGATCGTCGTGGCTTTGGGCTTGTTGAGATTGAACTTTGGTGGTGACTTCAACCATGGCTTGGACTCCTGAGTGCGGCTCTGAGGGCGGTGAACATATACTTGACGGTGATTGGCTGCACCTGCGTCGGATCAACGTTATTGACTGCAACAGTGACGTCAATCTCGTCGAGCGTGTCGGTGATGTCCGGATACCATTCGCTGCGGAAGCTGCAGCTCGCCTCGTATTGCATCTCGACGAACGGGGTTTCGTTATCGGTCGACATAGCGCCGTGAATTGCCCGGCGTGTGCCGCGGGTAATGGATTCGATCAAGACGCCTTCCGGATTGTCGCTCTTTAAAACGTTCATCAATTTTAGATCGCAGTAAGCGCGTGCCATGATTTTGTTGAAGGCTTGATCGGCTGTTTTTTCGGCGGCGTTCGGTGTGCTGTTGGCGACGACGATAGAAAATCCAATGCGAGCAGTATGGATAAAGCGGACGCAGCCGGCATTGGCATCGCCATCGGGCACCATGACTTCGTCGACCAGATAGACGCCGAGATACGGGATTAAGTTTTGCTGCACCGGCAGCATTTTGTCTTTGCGCCGGGTGTAGGCAGCAAAGAACGCATCGGCGTCGAGCAGATTAAAAAACGCGTCACGAATGTCATAGCCGCTAGATTGCTGCTCGGTGATCATGTCTTCTTTTTTAGATGCAGCGAGATCTCGCCGCCGCCATTGTCCCACGTGCTGGTGATGAGGAAGTCACCGGGCGCGTCCTGCATGCCGAACGGATCGACCGGGATGGTGACTTCGTCGTTCTGTTGCGGCGGCACCGAAAATTCCTGAGCGAGAATGTCCAAGATGGTTTCTTGCTCGACGAAGGTTGAGCCGTCCTCGAGCGTCAGATTTAGACGATTGTGGTTATAGATGCCGCGCGCCTGATAGGCCGGCGAGCCAGGTTGCGACGTCAGCGGATTGATCCAGATCTCGCGGCCGAATTCATCTTGCGCCGGCGAGTAAAGTTCAGCCGCCCAATTGTGGCCCACGTCAGCCGCCCCATGAAATTCGCTGGAACGCCTCGGTCACGGTTGTGAACAGCTTGCTTTGCAGCGCCGCGCGCAAGATCGGTCGCGTTGACCAACGCCGATGCGGGTGGCGCCGCGGCAAGCGCTTGCCGGCGAGCTTGGCGCGATAGCGCTTGACGCCGAGCACTTCGCGCAACGAATGCGGCCGCACCTTGGTGCTAGCTTTGTGGCGCGAGCGCATCGTGAACGGTCGATGCCGGTGCATGTCATTGACTTGCCAGTCCGACATCATTTGGCCGAGCTCAACGTTGCTGAAATGATTGAGCTTGTGCAGCATCGCTGCGAGCGTTTGCTCGAGCTGCGCCAGGTCTTGCTTGTTGGCATCGATCTCGAGCATCGTTACCACGCCACCGAATTCATCACCGCGACGTGCGGCGCGCGCATGGCCCAATCGGCCCACAGATCCATGCGCAACGCGATGCCGTCCATCTGAAACATCGATTTGACCGGCGTACCAGTCGGCCAAACACCAGTGCCGCTGTCGTCCTGCATAATGGTGGCGACATTGCTGACGGAAAATTCCGGGGCGCTGATCGCGACTGCCAGGCTGGCGGGCTCGATCGCCGCCACGGTCTTGTTGGGCAGCCCGGCCGAGGCCGCGGTTCTTGCTTCGACTTCACCGCCGGGCGAATAAAAATGGATCGCGGTCGCTTGCGCCGGCGCGGCGACAAAGAACAGATTGGCGCCGCCGCCGCGACTGCCGATATCGGCGGCCAAGGCGCCAAGATCGGAGCCGCAAGCATCGAAGCCGGCACCGGTCGAGGCGGCGATCGGCGTCAGTCCAACGAACAGGCCGCCGCCGCGCACCGCTGAGCTCGCGGTGGCGGAAAAGATCGCGGCATCGAGTGCCAGACCGCTGGCTTCAGTCAGCAGCGCGCGAACGATGTCTTCGATATTGGACGCCTCAGTCAGCTCGCGCGTCATGGTGACGATCACCGCGATTTTGTGCGGCCGCAGGATGGCGCCGCTGACCAGCAATTGCCGCGCTGGTTTCATGCCGCCTTCACCGACCCAAGCGCCGGCGTCAGTAGGCGAGACGTGACCGCCAGGCACAACCACCGATGCATTATCGCCGAGCGATACCTTCAGCGCGCCGGCTGCGATGATCTTGCCGATTGCGGACACCGCGACCGCTTCGAGCATGGCGTCAGAAACGCTTTGCTTTGCCAGCGGACCGGCCCAGTTCGGATCCGTGGTCGTGGCTTGTGTCGTGGCGGCGCGCAGCACCAGCGGCGTCACTACGTCATCCGGCCAGATTGATTTTGCGGCCTGCTCGGGCGAGATCTGATCGACAAAGCTGCGGACGTGCGCGGCTGCAGCGCGCCAGACATGCGCCGCCGGCCGCGGAAGTGCGATGCTGCTGCGTTCCTGTTTCATGGCTACATCCAGTACCGGGTGAATTTGTGCAAGACGCCACCGACTTGCGTCCAGGTTGCGGGAATGCCGAGCGTCGGAAACATGTTCGGCGCGTAATAGCTGACTCTCGCTTCTTTGTGGCCGATCTGGCGCACGCCAAACGATGACGGATTGCGGATCCAGCTCGTATAACTTTCGCGGATCAAGGCTTCGGTGGCGAACTTCAGCGCGCCAGGCGCGCCATCGGGTAAGTCATAGCCGCCGGTATAGACGACATCGATGACGCCGCCCCAGGCGCCAGCTGGTGGCTGCTGGTAAAGCGTGCCGGTGGATTCCTCGAGCACCCAAGAGCCGAGATGCGGTGGCCCGATCGCGTCCGGCAAATAGTCGACGCCGTCTTGCGTAAAGGTCTCGATGTCGGCTTTAGCGACTGGCCAGCGCGACAGATAGAGCCGGCGCGTCGCTGGCGTCGTCGCGTCCTCGAGCTGATAGAACGTTTCCTCGACTTTGCCTTTGCCGAAAACGCGATTGCACATCTCGGCGATAGCGCCCGACGTGTTGGTGATGATTTCCTGCAGCAGAAAATCCTTCGTCGTATCGGTCGGCGGAATGTGGAGCTTCTGCTTCATGTCGTCGAGCGACACGAGATCCTGCGTCGAGGATTCGGTGATGACGTTGAGAATTTGTTGCACGTGTCATACCATCGTGAATGGAGAGACAAGGGCGAAAATCGGTAAGCCGCGCCGGTTGCATTGCCGGATAAATGCCGCGGAGAAACCAAGCGACGCCCGCTGCCTTCAGCGCCATTAGGCTTGGGCATTCAGTGGGATTGCCGGGTGTCGATCTCGGCTCGCGTGAGCAGCCTCTCCGCTCAATTTATTTGCTCCGCAACCGCAGCTCGGCGTCGAATTGTTCGAACAGCGGCTGCAGTGCAATGCGCGGACCGACGGTGCCATCGCTCATGACGGCGGTCAGGCTGTAGCCGTCGGCTTTGACGCCGATCCAATGCGGCGCCGACTTGCCGGCGGGCCCTTGCGGTCCGGATTCGCCGCGCTCGCCCTTCGGCCCTTTGTCGCCGCGGCGGCCGACCGGTCCGGCCTGCCAATCGGGACCGGGACAACGGCCGGGATTGTCGACACGCGCAACAAACCAGCCGTAATCCAGCGTGACGACGTCGAGCGCCCGATAGGTCGTGTCGGCCGCATAGGTGCCGCGGATGGTCATCGCGGCACCAGCGACGCCGGCAGCGGCGATCAGGCGCCAGTCGTCGATCTTGCCGGGCGGCTTGGCGGTGTCTTTGGTCGCCTGCCAGGTCGAGCCGCAATGGTGGACGAGATCGCCGCGGTAATGGACCCGATCGGTCCATTCGGTCACTTCGCTGAATAATCCGCGCTCACCTTGAGGCCCAATTGGCCCGGGCGGACCCGGCGGACCTTCCGGTCCTTCGAGACCGACTTCGCCGTCGTCGCCCTGGGGACCTGGTGGGCCGCGCTCACCGGTCTCGCCGATGACACTGCGGCCCGGTTCTCCGGGCGGACCAGCTGGCCCGATCGCCCCGGGTGGTCCTTCCGGTCCCGCCGGACCGGCCACGCCGGGGCAGCCGCGCTCGCCGGTCTCGCCGACGACACTGCGGCCTGGTTCCCCGGGCGGACCCATTGGGCCGACTGGCCCGGGCTCACCTTGCGCGCCCGCTGGACCCATAGGACCGGCCGTGCCGGGGCAGCCAGGCTCGCCTGATGGCCCAATTGGTCCGGGCGGCCCATCGGCACCTGCAGCTCCTGGCGGCCCTGGCTGGCCCGCTGCGCCCGGTTCTCCGATCGGCCCGGGCGGACCATCGGCGCCGTCGCGGCCGGGAGTTCCCTGCGGACCGTCGCGCAGCTCGGCGATACGGGTGGCGATCTGGGCCGTCATTTGCGCGGCCAGGTCGCGCATCACGACCCGATAGTCGGATGCTTCACTTTGCAGCGACGCCAACAGCGCCTGGCGCTGCGCTTGGATCAGCTCGAGCTCGCGGCGCCATTCGCGGCGGATGTCGGCGATCGCCTCGGCGCCGGCGTCGAGAATACCATCAGCTAAGGAGTCGATATTCGGCGCGGCGCTCGAGTTGTCGTGTTCGACTGCGAACGATCCGTTTGTATGCAGCTCTTGCATCGGCGTTAGTCCCTGGCGGCGTTCCGGCAGCTGGCGGCGACGACGGCGGCGGCGGCGCCGGTGGAATTTTTCCCGGCGCGTG